GGAAAATCAGGAGCGGCCACGCGAAGCAAAGGCGTCGGCCGTTGGGGCGCTGATGGCGTTTCAAAGCTCCGGCCGGGCGGTTTGGAGCCCGCGGGACACTGTCTCGCTGACCCGGAACGGCTATGAGCAGAACGTGATCGGTTTCCGCTCGGTGCGCATGGTGGCGGAATCGGCGGCGGCGATCCCGCTGGTGCTGACCGAGAACGGCGCCCGGATGACCGACCACCCGGTGCTGCGGCTGCTGGAGCGGCCGAATCCGGGGCAGGGCGGGCAGACCTTCATGGAATGCATCTATGGGCATTTGCAGTTGAGCGGAAACGCATACCTGGAGGGCGCCAGCCACGATCAGCATGGGCTGCCCCGCGATCTGCACTGCCTGCGGCCCGACCGGATGAGCGTGGTACCGGGGGCCGATGGTTGGCCGATGGCTTATGATTATACGGTTGGCCGTCAGAAACATCGCTTCGATATGACCGGCGAGGTCGATCCGATCCTGCATTTGAAGTCGTTTCATCCGCTGGACGACCATTACGGGTTGAGCCCGCTGGCGGCGGCGGCCGCGTCGGTCGATGTCCACAACGCGGCGGCTCGGTGGTCGAAGGCGCTGCTCGACAATGCGGCGCGGCCCTCGGGGGCGATCGTCTTCGCCGGACAGGACGGCAACGGGCATTTGTCGGAAGACCAATACCAGCGGTTGTTGCGCGAGCTGGAGGACAACCATCAGGGCGCGCGCAATGCGGGGCGGCCGATGCTGCTGGAAGGCGGGCTGGACTGGCGGCCGATGGGGTACTCTCCGCAGGACATGGACTTCCTGGAAACCAAGAACGCCGCGGCGCGGGATATCGCCCTGGCCTTCGGGGTGCCGCCGATGCTGCTGGGTTTGCCCGGCGACAACACCTACTCGAACTATCAGGAGGCCAACCGCGCCTTCTACCGCCAGACCATCCTACCACTGGTCCGCAAGACCGCCAGCGCGCTGGGGATCTGGCTGGGCTCGGGGATGGGCGGTGCGTTGACCCTTGAGCCGGATCAGGATGCGGTGCCGGCGCTGTCGGTGGAGCGCGACGCCATGTGGCGCCGGGTCAGCCAGGCCGCGTTCCTGAGTGAAGACGAAAAGCGGGCGATGCTTGGCCTGCCGGAGCGGACCGCGCGGTAGTCGCCGGAGGGGAATAACAAGATGAATATGGATTATGGAACAGCCCGTGCACCGCACGGGCTGGAGGTCAAGTTTTTGCCGTTCGACGGGCAGGCGCAGGCGGCCGAGAGCGGGGTGGTGCAAGGCTATGCCTCGCTGTTTGGGGAGGCCGATCAGGGCGGCGACGTGGTTGCACCCGGCGCCTTCCGAACCTCGCTGGCACGGCTGGCGGCGGCCGGTCGGAAGGTAAAGTTTCTCTGGCAACACGATCCGGCACGGCCGATCGGGGTCTGGCACGCGGTGCGTGAGGATGCGCGCGGCCTGAACGTCACCGGCCAGATCCTCGGCGATGTGGCGCAAGGGGCCGAGGCGCTGGTGCTGATGCGCGCAGGCGCCGTCGATGGATTGTCGATCGGCTACCGCACGGTCAGGGCCGAAGCCAATCGCGCGACCGGCGGGCGGCGGCTGCTGGAGATTGATTTGTGGGAGGTGTCATTGGTGACATTTCCGATGCTTCCCACGGCCCGGGCCATGCTGGCGGTGCCGAATGCCGCCGACATCATGGAACTGGCGCTGGCTGAGGCCCTGGCTGAGGGCGCAGGCCATCCCCGCTGGGCTCCGCCTGAGCGGGTCTCTGCCAATCACGAAGAAGGAAGAGTGACCATGATCGAGACCAACGAGCAGACCCCTGCCGTGACTGCGCCTGCCATAACCGGGCCTGCCGTGAGCGCGGAGGCGAAATCGGCGGCGTCAGAATTTCTGAGTAACTTCAACAGCTTCAAGGATGACATGAGCAAGCGCATGACAGATATCACGAACCGCTTCGAAGGACTGGACCGCAAGGGTGGCGAGCTGCGCCGCCCGGTGCTGGACACCAGTGCCAATGTATCGCTGCCGCACAGCAAGGCCTTTGCCGCCTATGTGCGCCGCGGCGATGAGAACGACCTGAAGAGCCTGGCGCTGGATACCAAGGTTCTGAACACGGCGATCGCCGCCGAGGGTGGTTACCTGGTCGACCCCAAGACCGCCGAGCAGGTCGAGCATGTGCTGCGCTCCGGCGCCAGCCTGCGGGCAATCTCGCGCGTGGTGCAGGTCGAGGCCAGTGCCTATGACGTGCTGATCGACCACAACGAGATCGGTGCCGGCTGGATCGATGAGGTAAGCGGGGTCCTGGAGACCGCGTCGCCGCAGATCGACCGCATCTTGATCCCGCTGCACGAGTTGTCGGCAAGCCCGAAAGCGTCGCAGCGTATTCTGGACGACGCCGCCTTCGATGCCGAAGCCTGGCTCGCCGAGCGCATCGCCGATCGCTTCTTGCGGGCCGAGAGCGAGGCCTTCGTCAATGGCAACGGTGTCGGCAAGCCAAGCGGCTTCCTGAGCAAGACGAAGGTCGCAAACAGCGCCTGGACCTGGGGTAGCATCGGCTATGTTGCCACCGGCACAAGCGGTGCCTTCGATGCCAACGAGCCGGCGGATTCGCTGATTGATCTGGTCTACACGCTGGGTGCCGAGTACCGCGCCAATGCGGCCTTCGTGATGAACTCGAAGACCGCTGGCGATGTGCGCAAGATGAAAGACAGCCAGGGTCGGTTCCTGTGGATGGAGGGCCTTGCAGCGCACCAGCCGGCGCGGTTGATGGGTTATCCGGTGGCAGTTGTCGAGGATATGCCCGATATCGCCGCCGACAGCCATGCGATCTCGTTCGGCGATTTCGGCCACGGTTACACCATCGCCGAGCGCCCGGACATGCGCATCCTGCGTGACCCCTATTCGGCCAAGCCGAACGTGATGTTTTTCGCCACCAAGCGGGTCGGTGGTGATGTCACGGATTTCGCGGCGATCAAGACGCTGAAGTTCGGCATCTCGTAAGGCGCGGGCGGCAACCGTTCAACGGCCGGCAGGGCAAGTCCCTGCCGGTCCTGTCGGTGCAAGTCGCCGCGCATGATCCCGGGAGAGAGCACAGGATGACGAAATCGATCAGCCACGACGCGCTGGACGCCGCATTCGCCTACATCGCCAGCCGTGCGGATACGCTGGTGCTGTGCAGTGGCGCGCCCGATACCGCGCGCGAGGCGGTGACGCCGGTGACATCCGGGGGACGAATGATATGCGCCTCGGCCTTGATTGCCGGACTTGGAAACGGCGACTTCGCGGTGGCGGCGGGGGTGAAATCCGGGCGCAGGCTGGTTGTCGGCGCTCAGGAGGGGCTGGCAGTGGCGGTATCCGGGGTGGCCGACCATCTGGCGCTGGTGAACAGCGCCGGCAATGAGGTGCTGCTGGTCACCGCCCTGACCAAAGTCCAATCGTTGAACGCGGGATCGGTGATCTCGCTGAACAGCTTCTCCGAAGAAATTGCCGACCCGGTTTGATGAGCCCGGGAATTAGTTGAAGGGACGACGCGAATGATCTTGACGGAATCCTCTCCAGCCACTGTGACGCCGGTTTCACTGGACGAGTTCAAAGCGCATTTGCGGCTGGCGCAAGGCTTCGCGTCGGACGCGGCGGAGGATGCGCTGCTGGACCGGTATCTGCGCAACGCCACTTCGGTAATCGAGGCGCGAACCAGCCGGGCGCTGATCCGGCGCGGGTTCAAGCTTCAGGTGGCGGGTTGGAACCGGGACGGGCATCTGGTGTTGCCGGTCGGGCCGGTGGCGCTGATCGAGAGTCTGAGCTTCGTCCTGGGCGCCGAGCGGATCGGCCTGCCGGCGACTTCCTGGTCACTGGAGCCCGGCAGTAGCCGGCAGCTTCTGACCGGCCCCGGGGGCGGCGCGCTGGCGGCCGTTCCGGAGGGTTATTTGGCCGAGCTGGTCTTCGCTGCGGGCTTTGGTGACACCCCGGGCGACATGCCGGGCGATCTGTCTCAGGCGGTGATGCTGCAGGCGGCACATTATTACGAGAACCGGTACGGCGAGGCCGTGTCGGGGCAGGGTATTCCGGCCGCCGTTCAGGCGCTGCTGGAGACCCGGCGGGTATTCCGGCTATGAGCAGGCCGGCTGTGGACGGGGGTGCCGCATGACAAACCGGACCCCGAGACTATCAACGCGCCTGACGCTGGAGGCGCCCCGGCGCATCGCCGATGGCGGCGGCGGCTGGCTGGTTGTCTGGGACGTGCTCGGCACGATGTGGGCGGAGATCCGGTCGTCGGGAGCGCATGAGCGCGTCAGTGGCGGGCGCGAAATCTCTCGCATCACCCATCGCGTCACCATTCGTGCCGCGGAAGCGGGATCGGACCGCCGTCCGGCCGCCGATCAGCGGTTTCGGAAAGACGGCCGTACATTCGCGATCAGAGGCGTCACCGAGGCGGATGACCGGGGCGGGTATCTGATCTGCTGGGTCGAGGAGGGCCTCTTCGCATGACCTATGCACTGTCGTGGCCGTTGCAGGAAGGGGTGTTTCAGCTCCTCAGCACGGATGCTGGTGTCGCGGTGCTTGTCGGCTCGCGGGTCTATGACGCACCGCCGCCTCCGGAGACGGAGCTCGATCCTGAGGGGGTCTACGTGACCATCGGCGACGAGAGCGCACAGGACTGGAGCACGGCCACCGACAACGGCGCGGCGCATCTGCTGACCATCGCGGTTCATGCTCCGCGCCGGGGCTTCGCGGAAGCCAAACAGGCGGCGGGCGCGATTTCGGACGCCATGCTGGGAGGTGGCATCGTGATGAGCCGCGGGCGGGCCGTGCTGGTGCGCTTTGTCGATGCCCGGACCCGGCGCGGGGAGGGCGATGCGCTGCGGCGGATCGATATGAGATTTCGCGTGACAGTCGAGGATGCGGTTTAGGATCGTATCCCAAGCAACCGAAAACATTAATCAGTCTGGAGATCGCGTATGACCGCGCAGAAGGGTAAGGATCTGCTTCTGAAGCTGGATGAGACCGGCAGTGGAAGTTTCGAGACGGTCGCGGGCCTGCGGGCGACGCGGCTGTCGTTCAACTCGGACACGGTGGATGTGACGACTGCCGAGTCGGTCGGGAATTGGCGCGAACTGCTGGCGGGCGCCGGGCTGCGGGTTGCCGCGATATCGGGCTCCGGCATCTTCAAGGATGCGGCCTCGGATGCGGCGCTGCGCCGGGTGTTCTTCGACGGGACGATCCCGAACTTCGAGATTGTGATCCCGGATTTCGGTGTGTTGAGCGGGCCGTTCCAGCTGACCAGCCTTGAATACTCCGGTCAGCATGACGGGGAGGCCACCTTCGAGATCTCGCTGATCTCGGCCGGGGCCCTGACATTCGCCGTACTCTGATCATGGCCAATCCGCAACGTGGCGAGGTGGCGATCCGGATCGATGGCCGGGAGCATGTCATGCGGCTGACATTGGGCGCGCTGGCTGGGCTGGAGGAGCGGTTGCAGGCGGCCAGTCTGCTGGGTCTGGCCGAGAAGTTCGAAACCGGTGGCGTGGCGGCGGTGGAACTGATCGCCTTGCTGGCGGCCGGCATCCGCGGCGGGGGCGGAGCGGTTTCCGAAGCAGAACTTGCGGTTGCCGAGTTCGAGGGCGGGGCGGTCGGCGCCATGAAGGCCGGGTTGCTGCTGCTGTCCCGCACTTTTCAGCCGGAGACCGGGCCGCAGGGATGACGCTGGAGCGCGGTGAGGGGT